GCAGAACCGAAGCACCCTGCAAAAAGTCTGCTGACAGAGTGGTTTTCGCCGTGTCGAAAATATCCGAGCGCATCTCGCGCTGGATGTCAGCGCAGCGAATGTTGTACCCGCCTTCCTTGTAGGAAACGCTCTGGCTGACCTGCTGCGTCTGTTCGAGTCGGTACTCGGTCCAATCCAAGTCCTCGAAACCGCGATAAAGCTCGACGCGCCTGCCCGTCAATCCATTGCCCGCGAGCTGCTCGGTGTTGAACAGCGACGACACCGCGCCGCCTACGTCCACGACATCGAGATTGATCGAGCCGATCGTTGACCTGCCTGAGTCCGGGTTCAGTTGTTGCGAGGTGCTGCTGACGTTTTTGATGACGCCTTCGATCGCGCCAGCAGGAATGTTCGGAATACCCGAATGGCTCGTCAGGTAGACGGGCGTCGGGAAAAAGATTTTCAGAACAAGGCGAAGCCTTTGCGTTGGAGAAGCGTTGAGTTTCTCGAACGTGTCATTGGTATATTCGCGCATGACCTAAACCGGATGAACTCGAACTTGGAACGATACCGATATGTATCGCTGGCTTACTCGCTTCTCCTTGTAGCCTTTCGATTTCAGTATGCAGTTCATCGGCTGTACGGGGGCGGCGCTGGTTCCATAAGGGTCGAAGGTAAACTGCTCACCGCCGTCGCAGGAATCAAGGAACTGCCTGAAGTCGTCAAAATTAGCTTCAAGGACAGGGACAGTCGTGATCGCATAAATCTCGTCGGTGCGATCGCGAACTGTTTCCTCGTGACCATCGAGCGAAACAGACGATCCACCGATCGGCTTAGTGCTGCGATCGACGACCGAGACGCTGAAGTCGAAGTCGATCGGATCGTCAACCAAAACGCCAGCCTTGAGACTGCGCGCCGCGAGATATTGGACGTTAGCCATTACCAGTTCCTACCAAGTCCTGTGCCTGCCTGCTGTTCTCGTCGAAGATGACGACATCGCGCTCGCCAGTTGCTTCGCGAAGACCGTCTGCGATCTCGTCAATGATCGCTGGCGTGAATCCAACATTACCAGTGACGATGACGTTTGTCCTATTTTCCGATCCATCGCCCTGCGTTGTCGTCGGCGGGTTGATCAAGTCGTCATTCTGCCCGCCGACGTTCTGCCCGCCACCCGGAACGGGCTGACCGTTATACGTCGGCGTCGAACCAGCAAGGCTTGGAGTCGTGCCGCCGCCGCCTCCCTCGAACGTCGTCGAGCGAATCGCCGCAATCTGCGCGAGTCCAGCAGCCAGCGTAATCGCGCCGGGGATCGCACCCCACGGCAAGCCGCCACCGTTCTCGATCGCCTTGACGACAGCGGAAGGTAGCGTCACGACAGCGTTGGCGAGCGCCAGCGCCTTGTTGATCTTGAACATCGTCTTGGAGTGTTGCGCCACGCCCTGCGTTGCTTTGAGCGCGCCGTCCAATGCAGTTTTGACCTTCGAGTCCTCGATCGACTTGATGAACTTCAGGTTCTTGTTCTCGGCCTTGTCCCTGATCGCAGTCATCTTTGCCTGATGCTTCTCTTCCATCTGCTCTTTCGCCTTGTCGATAAGGCCCTGAGCGATGCCAAGCTCTTCGGCACGTTCGAGCATACGCTCCAACCGCGCTTCGTGCGCGAGCTGCTCGCGTTCGAGTTCGCTGTCTGCTGCCAAGAGCTTCAGCTCCAAGATCGCCTGCTGGCGTTGATCTTGGAACTTGAGGTTTTCCTCGTGCATTTTCTCCTGAGCTTCGCGCTCATTGTCGGCGGCGTCCTGTCGCGCCTGCGCCAGCTCATCGTTGACGCGCTGAATAATTTTGAGGCGCTGCTGTTCCTGCTCTTCGGTGAGCATCTGTGAATCGGTGCCGAGCTTTTCGAGAATGGCGAGCTGCTGTTCGGCGTGTTTCTCAGCGGCTTCGATGTCGCTCAGGTAAGGATCAGCAACCTCGTCAAGCTGCGACTGATTGCTCGCGATCTGCTCCTGACGTTTGACGAACTCTTCCAGCTCTTTTTGCTTTTCGATCTCTGCATCTGTCAGCTCGCCCTGCTCCTTCGACAGAGCGATCGCATCCGACGCGACCTGATTGGCCTTCGTTCCGAAATCGACCTTGCTGTTGAAAAGCTCGATCTCTTCGTCGAGCTGCTCGCGACGCGCGCGCCGCTCTTCGCCAATCTGGTTGAAGCGATCGTCGGCGGCTTTGTATTCGTCGGCAGCGGCTTGCAGGATTTGACCCCTGTTCTCTGCGATCGCGCGCGACTTGTCTTCCAGCGCAGCGATCTCCGCGTTCGTCGCGTTGATCGTTTCCTGACGCGCCGACTCGATCTGATCAGCTAGGTCGAAGTCAAATTTCAGCAAGGCGATCGTGCGCGCAGCGAACGCGCCAATGGCGTCACCAAGATCGACGAAGCGAGCCATCGCGATCTGGATGTTTATCACCATCTGCTCGAAAAAGCTGAAGATGTAACGCGACGCTCCACCGATGACGCTACCGACTGCGCCGAACGCTGTCGCGACCTGCGCTGCCCACGATCCGATTAGGTCGCCAAGATCGGTGAACTCGACGCCAAGCCTGAATACGATCTTGATCAGACCCTTCAGAACGAAATCGAGCTTTGAGAACCCTTCGTCGTCTTCGACTTCACCGAGGAAGTCGGTGAACGCGTTCGTCGCATCGGTGAGCGTATCCGTCAGCGTTCTCAGCGTCGGGTTCGTGCCGTCGCCAATGCGAATCTGCAAACCTTCCTGCGCCGAGCGCAAAGCCTTGATAGAGCCTTCGAGATTATCGACCTTCGTCTTCTGCTGCTCGTATGCGGTTTGCTGATCGGTGAGCTTGCCCGTCAATGTCCCAACGGCCTCTGCATTGTTGATCAGGTTATTAGCCGCGACGACAGAGCGCAGTCCGAAGATTTCAGTCTGCTCCGTGACCGATATGTTCGCGTCCTTGAGGTTCACGAGCGCCTGCTCGAAGCCTACGATCGACGGCTTGAACTTCGTCTCCGTCTGACCTTCGAGCTTGAGGAAGATGTTGCGAAGCGCTGTACCTGCTTCTGATGCCTTGATGCCGACCGTCGAAAGCTGCTGGATCGCTGCGTTCGTCGTCTCGAAGGATACGCCGACCGTTGCTGCTACTGTGCCAGCGTATTTCAGCGCCTCTGCCGTTTCGTTGACCATCGACGCGCCTTGCTGCGCGCCCGCTGCGAGGACATTGATCACGCGATCCGCTTCGGCAGCGGCAAGACCAAACTGGTTGAGCGACTGACCAACAGTGTCAGCGGCGTCAGGCAATGTCGATCCAGTTGCTTCCGCGAGAACGATCGCGGCCTTCGTGACCTTCGTGAGCTGGTCTGGAAGTTTCAAGAGCTGCGGCTGCGTTGACGCGACGAGCTTGAACGCTTCAGCGGCTTGCGTTGCCGATAGCGTTGTCGTCCTACCGAACTCTGCTGCCGCCTTACGAATCTGCCCGAGCTTTTGTCCCGTCAATCCAGTGATGGCCGACAGTTCGCTCACGCTGTCCTCGAACTTGCGCGCAGCGTTTGACGCATCACGAAAAGCGTTCGCGACTGCGCGCGCTACAAACAGACCGCCGAGGACGCCGACAAGACCTTTCGCCGCTTTCGACAGGGTGTTGGTAGACTTCTCCGCGCGCTTGCCAGCGCGCGTCATCCTGTCGAGATCGCCCGCCGCCTGTTTCGCTTCGAGAGACTCGACACGGATCGCAAGTTTCGCAAGGTCAGTTGCCATCTTGTCCCTTTATTGTTTCGAGTTGGCTTTGTGCAAGATCCACTCTCGATCAAGTACCCGAAGAGCTTCCAACTCGATTTGCAGCGGCGTTACCTGACGCAACCGAAAGAACGAATCCAGCTCGGCGTTTGTGATGGGACGATGTTCAACACGGACTGATGCCAGATCGAGAAACCACTCCCAAACATGGATGAACTCGAAGGGCAGCTCACCGCCAGCGTCAAGCTGCGCGGGTCGCTTGCCCGTCTCAAGTTCGACCTTCTCAAGCTGCGCCCGGAGATTATTGTCAGCGAGAACAAACTCCGATGCCGCAAACTGTTGGAGCTGGTCTATCAGCCCTGCATAAAATTCCCACGATCGTCCACGAACTCATCGACCTGTTCCCTGATCCACGGGTAGTTCGTGTAGACCTTGCGAATGTTCGCCTTGTTGAACTCGAGGTCTTTACCATCCTCGGCAAAGCCCTCCCATCCGACTGTGCAAGCGACAAGTAAGTCCGTCGCCTCTTGCTCAATGCCATCGGCGTCAAAGCGATTTGCTCTTGACCGAGACTTGAGCCGCCTCTCCGTAATCGCGCGCTGCGCTTTCCGGTACTCTTTGCTGTCCTTGCCGACGAGTCTTACGCGCATCGCGTTGTCGTCGTCGTCACGAATGACCTGACCCGTCACAGGATGCAACAGTTCAAGCCATTCCCCTTCTGTGCCAATCTCGAATTGGCCTAAGTCAATGCTCATGGATACAAGCCTCTCTCAATCGACCGCCCTGCGGTCAGGTTAAACGATCGCCGTCGGTTGAATTACGGCGAGCGCGTGATCTGGAAAGCGGTCTGTGCGGTTGCGTCGTAAACGGCTTGGAACGGCATCGAGATCGTGATGCCAGCCTCGCCCGACACAGGAGCAGAGCCACCCGTGTAGATGATTCGCGGAACGTCAAAATTCAGCGTATTGCCGTCCGGGTCCGTCAACGTGAAGTCGAGGTCGCTCGGCGTTTCGTTGAGGAACTTATCAAGCAGGGTCGCGTTCTCGAAAAACGCCGACAGCGTTCCCGTGACATTGCACCGACCATCGAA